TAAAATTATTGCTGGCTCAACTTCATCAAGTGCGATTCGTGGTAAATCGATTTCGTTCTTGTATATTGATGAGACTGCTTTCGTAGAGAACTGGGATGAGTTCTTTGCATCAGTGTTTCCAACGATTTCGTCTGGTAAAACCACAAAGATGTTGTATACTTCTACACCAAATGGTCTTAACCACTTTTACAAGACTTGCGAAGGCGCAAAAGAAGATACAAATGGATTCGAGTATGTCGAAGTGCCTTGGCAAAAAGTGCCCGGTCGAGATGATGCTTGGAAAAAAGAAACCCTTTCTGCTATGGATTTTGATCAGCAGAAATTTGCTCAAGAATTTGAGTGTGCGTTTTTGGGTTCTTCTGGAACACTGGTTGATGGTAGCAAACTAAAGAGTCTTGTTGCAAGAAATCCAGTTGGTCAGACACAACACATGAAAGTATACGAAAAGCCCCAACAAGGACACACTTATGTTTGTGTTGTTGATGTTGCTAGAGGAAAGGGCTTAGATTATTCAGCATTTCAGATTATAGATGTCACAGAGATGCCATATAATCAAGTCTGCGTCTTTAAAGACAACATGGTAACACCTATGGATTACGCTGAAATTATATATAGAAGTATAAAGAAATATAATGATGCTTACACTTTAGTGGAAGTAAATGATATAGGTGAGCAAGTCTCGGAAGCACTACACTTTGAGTATGAGGTAGAGACTCTCATGTTTACGGAGTCTGCGGGTAGGTCTGGAAAAAGAATATCAGCAGGGTTCTCTAAGAGTGCAGATAAGGGTATACGAACGACTAAATCGGTTAAAAGCGTTGGTTGTAATATACTTAAACTGCTAATTGAGCAAGAACAGCTAATAATAAACGATTTTGACACAATAAATGAACTTTCTACATTTTCTAGAAAGGGTAATTCATATCAAGCAGAGTCTGGGTGTCATGATGATCTGGTTATGGGGTTAGTACTATTTTCTTGGATGAGTGATCAAACGTTCTTTAAAGAAATTACTGACATTAATACGATGAAAAATTTGAAAGAAAGAAACGATGAACAGATGATGGAAGCACTTTTGCCCATAGGGTTCAATGATTACGATAACAATACTCAAGATACCCCATTTGCTGTTCGTGATAACGATAACAGTTGGTTACGCTAAGTTCTTATTATTATAAATATAGAAAATAATACAAGTTTGTAACTTACAAAATAAACAAGGAGAAATCAACAATGGCCTTTCAACTAAGTCCAGGCATTAACGTCAGCGAAGTCGATCTTACGAATGCTGTCCCAGCGGTTGGAACAACCGAAGGCGCAATCGCAGGTGTATTTCGTTGGGGTCCAACGAATGAAAGAGTGTTAATCTCTTCAGAACAACAACTGGTTGACCGATTTGGTGCGCCAGCTAAAATTTATAACGCTGACTTCACTGATAGTTGGTCTAACGTAGAAACATTTTACACAGCCTCTAACTTCTTAGGATACAGTGATGCACTGTATGTGACTCGTGTAGAAACAAATGGATTAGCAAGTGCAGGTGAAACTGCTGAACAATTTGACGCAAAATACGCAGGTGAGTTAGGAAATTCAATCGAAATTTCATATTGCTCTGGCGATCTACCTGCTTCATCAGACGTACAATACACAGCAACTAATTTTTCTACTGGCACACTCACTCTTAGTGATGGTACTAGAGATCAGGCTAGTATCACTGGTCTAACTTCAGTAGAAGCTGATTCTTTGGTAAAAGGTACGAGACTAATTTTAAGAGACAATACTTCACCTGTTCCAAATGTTCTTCAAGAAATGGTTCTTGCAGAAACTCCAACAGTGGGAGATGGTGGTACTTTAGATACTACTAATGAGAAAACATTCTCGCCAGACGAAAAACCTGCAAGTGCGACAGCATCTGGTGTTGTTCTTCAGACAGAAGCTGTCGATCAAACTGATGATAGCGTAGATAACGTAATAAATGTTAACTTGGGCGTACAGGGTAGTATTATCAACTTTGCGGCTGCTCATGGCTTTACAAAGGGTCAACCAATCTTCTACACCACAGAAGGTTACGGGGTAATTGGTGGTCTAGAAGACAATACTACCTATTTTGCAATTCCAGTTGTTGCGTCAAATGGTGATGTAGCCGCTCCCGCCACATTTACTACTGGCGGTACTTTGGATATTTCTGGTAGCGCACTTGGTCTAAAACTAGCGGCTACTAAAGCTGATGCACTTGCACATACAGACTCTGTTGGTAAAAACATTCAGTTTACTAGTAGACCTGGTACTATTGCAGATAACCCTTCAAAACTTACTCCATTCAGCGCACTGACAGTAGACTTGCAGTTTACCAAAAGATTCACAGGTCCAGATGTCAGCGAAATTTACAGCGCAAATACACAAGCAAGATGGGGTGATGCTGATTTGTTTGATGTTGCTCCAAGCGCAGGTAGCATTCATATTGTCGTTAGAGATGCTGATGGTAAAATTACTGGCACAAAGGGTAGTATTCTTGAGAGATTTGAGAATCTATCTACAAATCCAACTGCTGTAACCTTTGATGGTTCTACAAATTTCGTAGTAGATGTTCTAGAACAAAGATCAAACTGGATTAAAATTGATCTTGGTGACGCAACTGCATTCTCATCAATAACTTCTGGTACAGTGATGTCTGGTGGTGCTGATGGTAATGATGAGGTTGACGCAACTCTAGGTGAAATAGCTAAAGGCTACGATCTATACGCTGACCCTGCTGATGTAGATGTTTCCCTTATACTTCAAGGTAAAGCTAAAGGTTCTCACGCTCTTGCTAACTATATCATTGACAATGTTGCGGAAGTTCGCAGAGATTGTGTTGCTTTTGTTTCACCAGAACTCGCTGACACAACAGTAGATGATATTTTAGGCTTTGCTAATAGCGTAACTGCTAGTAGCTACGCATTCATCGACAGTGGTTATAAGTATCAATACGATAAGTATAATGACGTATACACATTTATTCCCTTGAATGGAGATGTTGCAGGTCTATGTGCTAGAACAGACGATCTAAGAGATCCGTGGTTCTCGCCAGCTGGCTACCAAAGAGGTAATGTTAAGAATGTCGTTAAGCTGAAAGTTAACCCTAGCAAGGCAGATAGAGATAGACTTTATAGAGCAGGCGTTAACCCAGTAATCACTCAGCCTGGGCAAGGTACTGTTTTATTTGGTGATAAGACTAACTCAGGAACAGCCAGTGCATTCGATAGAATCAATGTCCGTAGATTGTTTATTGTCCTTGAAAAAACTATCAGCCAATCTGCTAAATCTACTCTGTTTGAGTTCAATGACGAGTTCACAAGAGCGCAGTTTACAAACTTAGTCGAACCATTCTTGAGAGATGTTCAAGGTAGACGAGGCATTTATGACTTTAAAGTTGTTTGTGACGAATCAAACAATACTTCTAACGTCATTAATAATAATCAGTTTGTTGGCGACATTTATGTCAAGCCAGCACGTTCTATCAACTTCATTCAGTTGAACTTCGTAGCCGTTAGATCGGGCGTAGAGTTCAATGAGATCGTTGGTCAGGGTTAATAAATATATTAAATAAACAAGGAGATATAAAAAATGGCTTTCAATATCAATGAAATCAAAAGCCAACTGACCTTCGGTGGAGCAAAGGCATCACTATTCCAAGTAGCGATTACAAATCCTATTGATGGAGTTGCTGATCTAAAGACACCGTTTATGGTACAGGCGGCTCAGATTCCGCAATCCGATCTAGGTACAATCGAAGTTCCGTACTTTGGTCGTAAGGTAAAAATTGCTGGCGATAGAACTTTTGCTGAGTGGACTGTGACTATTATGAACGATGAAGACTTTCTGATTCGTAACGCTATGGAAAAGTGGATGGCAAATATCAACTCACATGAAGGTAATTTGCGTCAAACTGCTACATCTAGTGCGGCTGACTATAAAGCACAAGCACAGATTACTCAGTATTCTAAGACTGGTCAGGCTTTGAGAACTTATAACTTTAATGGATTGTTCCCAACAGCAGTTACTGGCATTGGTATGGATTGGAACACAACTGATGCAATTGAGACATTTGATGTTACTTTCCAGTATGACTGGTGGAATGTTTCTGGTGGAGTCACCGGAGACGGCGGCACAAACGTATAATTGATAACGATAATTTAATGGGAGAGAATAAACTCTCCCTGAAGATTAGAGGATAAAATATGGCTGAACTATTTGGTTTCGAGATCAAGCGTAAATCTGACAAGGCATCGGATAATATCCCTACCTTTGTTCAGGCGAGCGCAGAAGATGGTGCAATTGACATTGCGGCTACAGGCACTGCCGCTAGTAGTTATTTGGATTTAGCGGGTAGCGCAAGATCAGAAGCAGAACTTGTACAGAAGTACAGATCAATGCTACAGCAACCAGAAGTCTCACAAGCAGTCGATGATATTGTTAACGAAGCAATTAGCATTTCATCTGACCAAAAAGTTGTTGAATGTGTTACAGATGATGTCGATCAACCTGACAACATCAAGAAAAAAATTAGAGAAGAGTTTGACACTGTATTAAAGTTGTTAGACTTTTCTGTATCTGGTTACGATACTTTCCAAAAGTGGTATGTTGATGGAAGAATCAACTATCATGTTATGATTGATGTTAAGCAACCTCGAAAAGGTATTCAAGAGTTGCGTTATATCGATCCAAGAAAGATTCGTAAGATCAGAGAATTTGAGTCGAAAAAAACTAATGGTGTTGTAGGTGGAAATAACAAGTTCTTATCTAAGAAAGTAAAGAATGAATATTACATTTACAGTGAGAAAGGATTTCTAGGGCAATCGGGTTCTCAGATAGGGCAACAAGGTAACGAACTAGCTGGCTTAAAGATT